TAACCAAAGAAGGTGATATTTGGATTTGCGGTAACCATCGTGTGATGTGCGGCGATAGCACAAGTATTGATGCGGTTGAGAAGCTGATCGATGGCGTAATGCCTCACTTGATGGTTACTGATCCGCCATATGGTGTAAATTATGACCCTGCTGACGGGGCTAAAAGAGCAGGTATAAAAAACAGTGTTACAGGAACAGTTCTTAATGATGATAACGCTGATTGGACTGATGCTTGGGCTTTATTCCGTGGCTCAGTGGCCTATGTTTGGCATGCTGATAAAAAAGGCCACATTGTTGCTGATAGCTTAATAAAAAATGGTTTCGATATACGCGGTCAAATAATTTGGGCAAAAACTGGTCATATTTTGAGTAGGGGTCATTATCATCAAATGCATGAGCCCTGTTGGTATGCTGTTCGTGGAGATGCTTGTTGGCAAGGCGCAAGAGATCAAGATAGTTTATGGAGAATTGGTAAAGACAGAAAAGGTGAAGATAAACAAACAAATCACGGAACGCAAAAGCCTGTTGAGGTTATGTTGCGCCCAATATTAAACAACAGTAGCGTTGGCCAAGCTGTCTATGAGCCTTTTTGTGGTTCTGGAACGACACTGATAGCTTGTGAAAAGTCTGGTCGATCTTGCCTTGGTATGGAACTAGACCCTAAGTACTGCGATGTAATCGTAAAGCGTTGGCAGGATTTCACAGGCAAAGAAGCAACACTGGAATCAACAGGTCAGACATTCAAAGAGGTGTCTAATGGCTAAGAACGGCAGACAAGGCGAAGGTGGCGGAAGGCCGATAGTTGAGTTCGATCAATCGCAGATCGCTCAGGTTGAAGCATTAGCCGCTGTATTGTCTAAGGCACAGATGGCTGATTATTTTGCTATATCGGAGAACACTTTTCGAGCCATTGAAGAACGTCAGCCAGAAGTTTTTGAGGCATATCAAAAAGGTAGAGGTAAAGCCATCGCATCTGTTGGGTCAAATTTGATATCACAAGCAAGAAAAGGAAACACGGCGGCTACCATTTTTTATCTTAAAACACAGGCTGGGTGGCGTGAGGATAATCAAGCTAGTCAAGACATACCGTCATTCGTAGTCAACACTTATGCACCTGACTAAACCTCAGAGCAAAATATTTCATAGCAAAGATCGGTTTCGTGTTGTCGTTGCAGGTAGGCGGTTTGGTAAGACGTTTTTATCAACTACTGAACTGATCATTCAAGCGATACAAGGCAAAGATCGAAACGTCTGGTATGTCGCACCTACTTACAAGGCCGCTAAAGAGATCGCATGGGATATGCTTCTTCATTCATTGCCAAAAGAATACATACGCAAAACAAATGAATCATCGTTAAGCGTGACTTTGATCAATGGTTCAACGATCAGTTTAAAGGGTGCAGAGAAAGCCGATAACTTGCGAGGTCGTGCTTTAGACTTTGTTGTACTCGATGAGTTTGCTGATATGCGACCAGAAACTTGGTCTGAAGTCATTCGACCTTCCTTGTCAGACCGCAGAGGGTCTGCTGTGTTTATTGGCACACCAAAAGGCAGGAACCACTTTTACGACCTATGGACGCAAGGCACTGATAAAGTAACCGATTGGCGATCATTTCAGTTCACTACATTAGACGGAGGACAGGTTGATGCTGAAGAAGTGGAAGCGGCGAAACGAGACCTGGATGAAAGAACATTCAATCAAGAATACAATGCACAGTTCGTCAACTACTCAGGAATCATCTACTACAACTTCAGTCGTGAAGAATCAGTGGCTAAAAGTCATATTGAACCCGACCAAATGCTACACATCGGAATGGACTTCAACCTCGACCCGATGTCTGCGGTTGTATCAGTGCGTGAAGGCGGCATTATCAAGATCATAGATGAGATCGTAATATTTGGATCAAACACGGATGAAATGGTAGATGAGATCAAGACGAGGTACGCACAGAAGCAGATTTGCATTTACCCCGACCCTGCCGCAAGACAAAGAAAAACAAGCGCAGGTGGACGAACAGACCTCAGCATCTTGCAAAACGCAGGATTCACAGTCAAAGTCAGAGAGCGACACTCAGCCATCAGAGATAGAATCAACTCAGTCAACGCAAGACTGATGAGCGCAGATGGCAAAAAACATTTATTCGTAGACCCGAAATGCAAGCAAGTCATCAGATCGCTAGAACGTCAAACCTACAAAGAAGGCACTAATCAGCCAGACAAAGACTCAGGCTATGACCACATGAATGATGCTTTGGGCTATCTCATTGATTTCCTGTATCCTATTAAGAGACAATATGACATACCCCAACCGACTAGGTGGACTTAATCGTGTCGCAAGAAATTACCTACACCCATCCAGACTATGACGACTATCAGGATCAGTGGGAATTCCACCTGCGATCATACTTAGGTGGTGAACACTACAAAGACGGTGAGTACCTTGTTAAGTATCTCAATGAAGATAAAAACGAGTTCGCCAGACGATTAGACTTAACACCGATTGATAACCACTGCGCTAACGTGGTTCATATCTATTCATCTTTCTTGTGGCGCAATCCACCAACACGCCAGTACAACAGCATGGACGGTTCGCCAGTTTTGCTTCCGATGATGCGTGACGCTGACTTAGATGGTCGGTCACTTGATGCGTTTATGAAAGAAGCACAGATTTGGTCGTCTGTATATGGTCACGTTTGGATCATTGTCGATAAACCTGCTAGCAACGCAGGGACACGCGCAGAAGAACTTGATCAAGGCATCCGCCCGTATTTTAACTTGTACACACCTGAGAACGTCTTTGATTGGCGTTGGGAACGGACGACATCTGGTCGGCACAAGCTAGTCTATCTCAAAGTCCGTGAAGCAATCATTCGTGAAACTGCCACTGAGTCTGTTGTACATTTCCGCATTTGGACTGAAGACACTGTTGAGCTTTATGAGGTCAACAATGAAACAGAGCGACTGATTGAGTCAATAGATAACCCGATTGGAATGATCCCTGCTGTCCATTTGCCTGCCGCGAGAACTGTGACCAAGGGAATCGGAAAGTCTGACATCGCTGATATTGCTCTGATGCAAAAGGCTATCTATCAAGAGCTATCTGAGATCGAACAGTTGATCCGCATTAGCAACCATCCAACATTGGTTAAGTCATACGACACAGACGCATCAGCAGGGGCAGGTGGCATTGTGAATATGCCTGATGAACTAGATGCTAATCTCAGACCATTCTTGCTTCAGCCAAACGGTGGAAACCTAAGTGCTGTCATGGACAGTATTCAGCGCAAGACTGAATCGATCAATAGAATGGCGCACCTAGGAGCAGTTCGCGGTACGGATGCTGTGAAGGCTTCAGGTATCGCGTTACAGACTGAGTTTCAACTGCTTAATGCTCGCTTGGCTGAGAAGGCTGACTTGCTTCAGTTAGCTGAGGAGCAGATGTGGTTCTATGTTGCAATTTGGCAAGGTATTACGCCAGACGTTGAAGTGAATTACCCTGATTCGTTTGATATCCGTGACTATCCAAATGAACTTGAGTTTTTGCAGAAAGCGCGAGCTTCAGGGGTCAAATCACTGACGTTCTTGAAAGAGGTTGATAAGCGCATTGTTGACCTGATTCTTGATGACGAGACCTTGCACCAAGCACATGATGAGATTGATGAAGGTACACGCAATGTCGGTGACTTCTCAGAACGCACACAGATTTACAAGTACCACATTGATAGCGGCGTTGTATCTCCAAACGAAGTTCGCCAGAAGATTGGATTGGAAGATATCGTAGGTGGTGATGAGTTGATTGAGCCAATTGTGCCACAGCAAGGTCAGTAAATGGCGGCTGAAGACGATCATGCTCGCATCGTTGATCGCATCACTGATACGCACGAACAGCGCATCGTTGATTCTCTGCAAAGGTTAGAGCTAGAAATTGAAGCGATTCTCGATGATGCACCTGTCAGGGAAGGCAAGCTGTTTGACCTGGCTTGGTCTGTCAATGCTCGCACAGCAATCAATGAATCAATTGAGAACATCTATTTGGGTGAAGCAGATGCTTTGGTTAGAGACTATGACCGCATCCAAGAATCACTCGCAACGATGTTTGATGAATACGGCACACTGCTAGATGTTCCAGAGGAAGTCATTGTCAATCTCAAGCGTATATCGTTTCAAGGTTTTCAAGACATCGCAGTTACGTTCACAGACGAACTCGCCAATGAGCTATATCAGAACACGCTTACAGGTCGCACACGCTCAGAGTCAATTAAGTCACTCCGACAAAAGATCAATGGTGTTTACATTCAGTCGGATCAGGTCGAGATACAACGACTGGTTGATATTGCGAACGCAGGCGGTGAAGCGGCAGAAGATGCGGTTAGGCAGTTACACCAAATATATGCGGCTGATAGAGCAGGGCGTAATATGCGGAGGTATGCGAGGCAGATGGCAACCGATGCCGCAAATCAGTACAACGCCTCACTTAATGTCTCAGCAGGTCAGCGTGTAGGTGCGACCAAGTGGAAGTATTTCGGTTCGCTAATTCAAGACAGTAGAAAGTTTTGTGAAGACACAGTGAACAAAGAGTTTACTGAAGATGAGATTAGAGAAATTTGGTCAACACAAGACTGGGCAGGCAAAGCACCGGGCGATCCGTTTGTTGTCCGTGGTGGATACAATTGTCGCCATCATTGGCGGCCAGTGTTTGATAGTGAGACTGAGTGATGCCGAAAGCACTAGAACGTAGACTCAAAAAGATTTGCAAGGATCGTCAATATGGCAAAGAGCGTTGCGCTCGCTATGTTTACGGGACGATGCGAAAAATGGGGTGGAAGCCCAAACGTGTATAACTCGAAAAGAGGTTCGTAACATGAGCGATGAAATCATGGCCGATGGAGCATCAATGGAAAATCAACCAGTTGAGCAACAGGCCGAAACAACAACTGAAGCGTCTGAAAAGACATTCACGCAAACTGAGCTAGAAGGAATTATCGAACAACGACTAGCCCGTGAACGTAAGAAGTTCCAAAAGCAAATCGAAGGAGTTGACCTAGATGAAGCACGGCAGTTACTACAAGCCAAAGAGCAAGCGGAAATCGAACGCCAGAAAGAAAAAGGCGAGTTCGAGAAGGTCTTACAGCAACTCGCTGAGAAGAAAGACAATGAGATAAGTCAATACAAGACTAAACTACAAGAGATACAGGTAGACGGTGCTTTGATGAGTGCCGCAAGCCAAAACAACGCAGTCAGTCCTGATCAGGTGGTAGCCCTACTGAAATCGAACACGAGACTGTCAGAAGACGGTTCTGTGGAAATTTTGGATAAAGATGGGACTGTGCGTTATAATGACTCTGGAGTTCCGTTAGGAGTCAATGACTTAGTTTCGGAATTCCTTACTGCTAACCCTCATTTCGTGAAAGCATCACCTAGTGGTGTCGGATCGCAGGGTGCGGCAGGTGGCTCTACGCAGAAGCCTTTATCTGTGGCAGATATGGTAGCCAACTGGGAAAACGGTGGCCGCCAAGCGTTTGCCGCAATGAAGGGCAAGCGATAATCGTTTGTAAATTTTTACTGTAAAGGAGAGGCACCATGGCCGCATCTACTACTTCAACCTTAGACGATCTGTTCGTCAATATCGTTGCTCAGGCTCGGTTTACTGCCGAGGAGCAGTCAATCATGCGTAACCTTGTGACTGTGTACAACATCGAAGCACAGCCTGGAGTTACAATCCAAGTACCTAAGTATCCTGCTGTTTCAGCGGCAGACCTGACTGAAGGTACAGACATGACATCTACAACTGTTTCAACTTCATCTGTCTCAGTGACAGTTGGTGAAGTCGGAGCGCAGGTGTTCTTGACTGACTTAGCCGCTATGGGCGCAGGTAACCCTGCTGATGAGCTAGGAACTGTTCTTGGTAACTCTATCGCAACTAAGATGGACACAGACGCAATCGCACTGTTCGATGGCTTCTCAACTTCTTTGGGTGCGACTACTACTGAACTGACAGTTGCCTATTTGTTCCAAGCGGCGGCAACACTCCGCGCTAACAAAGCACCGGGTCGTTTGGTTGGTGTATTCCATCCATTCCAGACTTATGCTTTAAAGGCTAACTTGACCAACACATTCGCTAACCCTAACGGCGGCGATCTCCAGAACGAAGCAATGCGTTCAGGATATGTTGGCACAATCGCAGGCATCGACATCTTTGAATCAGCCAACGTCACTGTTGACGGTTCAGGCGATGCTAAGGGTGCTGTATTTGCACCAGAAGCGATTGCAATGGCTATGAAGCGTGACTTCAACCTTGAGCCAGAGCGTGACGCATCTAACCGTGGTTTCGAGCTTAACGCTACTGCCATCTATGGCGTAGCAGAGCTAGACGATTCTTACGGTGTCGAGATGTACTTTGACGCAGGACTGTAAGGTCTGACGAGATGCCCCGCCTAGTGCGGGGTTTTCTCTACTAGGAGGTTTCATGGCAGTTACCTATCGTGGTCAAAGGTTTGCGGGTTACAACAAACCCAAAAGGACACCAAGCCACAGAACAAAAAGCCATGCGGTATTAGCGAAGAAAGGCGACAAGGTGCGTCTTATTCGATTTGGTCAGCAAGGTGCTAAGACTGCGCCACCAAGAAAAGGTGAAAGCCAAGCGGCCAAAGCAAAGCGTAGATCGTTCAAAGCGCGTCATGCTAAGAACATCGCTAAAGGCGTTTTCTCAGGTGCGTACTGGGCAGATAAGGTGAAGTGGTAATGTACTACACAAGAACAGGTAGACGTTTCACAGGCAAGACGCATCGGATGCCAAACGGTCAAATCCACTCAGGTGCAACGCATACATCAAGTTCGCGCAGGTTGTATACTAAATCGCAAGTTGATCGGATGCGTAAGAGGAAACGGTAATGGCATTTTCTAAAGATTCAGATTTACAGACAATCGTTCCTGACATCCTTGATCTAGGCATTGATTCATTTGCTGACGAACACGCCAAAGCAGAAGAAGATATTAAGCGTGAGGTTCGCAGACGTTGGTGGCCTCGCACTGGCTTCAAAGGCGAAATGAATGACAGTCTTTTGACCGACACACAATGGACACGGACTAACGCTTATCTGGTTTTGTGGAAGTATGCTTTGCCGCAACTAACCAACTGGGTTGATGGTGACAGGTTCAGACTGATGATTGACTTCTATCGTGACTTGTACGGTCGAGAGTTAGAGTCTGTTTTGGCTGACGGTGTTGAATATGATTTCAATGAAGATGGCATCATCCAAGATACAGAGAAAGACCTGACATTCACTGGACGTTTGATCCGATGACAGCAACAGTCAGAATCAACAATCGTAGTTTTCTAGCGAGTCTTGGATTATTTCAGAATCGGTTCAGAGGCAATATCAACCGGGCTTTAGATGTTGTTGCTCAGGTTGCCACTAAACGCATTGAAGAAAGAACTGATGATGGCAAAGAAATCAATGGAAGTTCGTTTGCACGCTACACTCCAGAATACGAAACATTCAAACGCAAAGCACAAGGCGTGAACTACCGTGGTGTTAACCTGCAATTAACTAACGATATGCTTAGGTCAATGACCAACACTAGACCGCAAAACGGGAAGGTAAGAATATTCTTTGCAGGTAAAGGTGAAGCCAAAATTTCTAATGCTGAAAAAGCGGCATACAACCAAGTCAAAAGACCTTTCTTTGGTTTAAACAGAAAAGACCAAAAAGTGCTACGCAATGTATTTAGCCGCGAGGTATTCAAATGAGTGCTAGAGAAAGCATTGCAGAAAATATCGTAACGACCCTAGAGGCAATGACGACACCTGTCAAAGCCAAGAAGGTTACTAGGGAGCCGTTCGACTTCAACAAGCTTTCAGCCGCACAGTTCCCTGCTTTATTGATTCGCACATCCAATGAGACTAGAAATGATTCTAGTATAGGTGGTTCTATTGGTAATCGCATGGGTGAGCTTGAGTATGAAATTGTTGGCTACGTTCAATCAAAGAATATCGACAAAGCCAGAAACGAGTTAATTGAAAGCATCGAAGAAAAACTCGATGACGACAGAACCAGAGGCGGCTATGCCTTAGATACGCAGATCATTAGCATTGAAGTTGATGAAGGTAGTATCGATCCGGTCGGGGCAATTATCGTGACAGTCAGAGTCATGTATAATTTCACGAGAGGCTCAGTGTGAGCCATTTACTTACAGCCAATCAAGCGAGGTAACGAAGATGGCTATTTTCACTGGTCAAAACGGCGTTGTTAAATTAGTGACAACAGGAGGGTCGGTTGCGGCCTTGACTCATGTTCGCAGTTATACAATCAGCCAAACAGCAGACACGATTGAAACTACAACAATGAGTGGGTCAGATACCACACAGTTTCGGTCTTATGTAGCAGGACTGAAGGCTTATTCAATTAGCGTTGATATGTACTGGGACGACACCAATGCCGCACAGCAAGACGCAATTATCGTAGGCGATAAGGTAGACTTTGAAATCTTGCCAGAAGGTGACGGTACTGTTTATAAGTTTTCTGGTACAGTCATTTGTACGCAAGCAGACATCACAGCGTCTTTTGACGGCATGACTGAGTTTACGTTTGCAGGTTCAGGTGATGGTGATTTGACAACTACTACAAGCTAACTGGAGATAATTCATGGGTCTTGGAATGGAGCTTGCTGAGTTATATCAGCAAAAGAGAAAACGAATTGAAGTACCAGAGGAATGGCATGAGAAAGGTGTCACCGAAATTTGGTGTACACCGATCAATGGGTTGGATGTTGATGTGCTTCAGAAGAAACACAAAGACTTTATTTCCAATCCATCGTTAGGTGCGATGGTAGAACTGATCATTCGTAAAGCAGAAAACTCACAAGGTGAGAAACTGTTTGGATTAGATGACCGCCCTGCACTAATGAAAGTTGATCTCAATGTCATATCAGATATCGGTCAACAAATGTTCAACACGGTAGAAAGCGTGGAGGACTACGAAAAAAACTGAGAAACGATTCGTTAAGAATGAATTTAATTTCACTAGCGGATCGTCTTGGTAAAACTATCGGTGAGATCGAGCAAATGCCGCTTTCCGAATTGTACGAATGGATGGCTTATTTCAAGGTGGTAAACGATGGCAAATCAAAAACTTAACATTGTAATTACCGCATTTGATAAAACTAAATCAGCTTTCAGAGGCATCAGTGCAGGGGTTGGAGCCGTCACCTCTGCTGTCTTTTCTCTTAAAACAGCATTAGTCGGAGTTGTTGGTGCGGCAGGTATTGGCCTGTTGGTTCGCAACTCACTACAAGCAACTGATGCTCTTTCTAAAACAGCACAAAAGCTAGGTGTCACAACTGAAAGTTTAAGCGCACTACGTTATGCGGCAGAGCTATCAGGGGTCGGAATACAGACCACTGACATGGCTGTACAGCGATTCACTAGACGACTTGCTGAAGCCGCACAAGGCACAGGTGAAGCTAAAGGTGCTTTGCGCGAATTGAACATTGATGCGGCGCAATTGAGCAAGCTTCCGTTACAAGAGCAGATGTTTGCCTTAGCCGATGCTTTTGGAAACGTCAAAAACGCAAATGATGAAGTCAGGTTAGGTTTCAAACTCTTTGATTCTGAAGGTTTGGCTTTCATCAATACGCTCAAAGAAGGCCGTGACGGGCTACAAGCCATGTTCCAAGAAGCCGAAACTTTGGGTGTTGTTATGTCAGCTTCAGCCGCAAAAGGCGTTGAAGATGCGAATGATGCTTTAACTAAACTCGCATCCTTATTTAAAGGAATCACTGACCAAGTTGTAGCGGCACTTGCACCTGCTATTGAAGAATTTGCAACCTCTTTGAAAGATACTGTTGTAGTCAGCATTAAAGATGCGAATGAAAATATCAAATTATTTGCACAATCTTTAGCGAAAGGGCTGTTGCAATCGTTAGCAAACACATTAAGAGCATTTGCTGATTTCATAGAAGGTGTGCAAGGGTTTATAAATATCTTGGTTGATGCGGCTAATGCGATTCAGCGTTTTAGAGGTCAGACAGAGTTTGCATACGTTAATCTTGGTCTTTTAACAGATGGTGCGAGAGATGCGGCTAAAACAGTTGATAATTTAGCAGAAAGCATAGGCAAAGCAACAGAGGCAGTAAAATCTCAAGGCGGAAATCTGCCAAATGAAATTTCATTACTTGAACAACTTGGTTTGGCTTTTAATAAAGCAAGCCAACAAGCAACGACTTTGCAAGATGCTTTAGATCAAGGTGTTAAGAGAGCATTAGATTCAACAACGAATACCTTGGCAGATATTGTTGTTGGGGCTAACTCAGCGAAAGATGCTTTCAAAAATATGGCTCGATCAATCCTTGCTGATATGGCCAAGATGTTTATTCGACAACAAATAACACAGCCTTTGTTTACGGCTATTGGTTCAGCATTTGCACCTGCAAGCACAGGAACAACGGCTGTTCCTAGCGGAAACGGTGGTGGCTTTACAGGACTAGGTGCTAGAGCAGGTGGTATTGATGGCAAAGGTGGATTCCCTGCAATCCTACACCCGAACGAAACAGTGATTGATCACACTAAAGGTCAAGGCATGGGCGGTGCTGTCAGTGTCACACTAAACATCTCAACAGGCGTATCGCAGACAGTCAGAGCAGAGATTGCTAACCTAATGCCTCAGATTACAGAAGCAACCAAAGGTGCTGTGCTAGAAGCGAGACAGCGTGGCGGATCATACAGTAGAGGTTTGGCAGGTATCTAATGGCAATCAGTTATCCACTAACACTTCCAAATCATGACTTCCAAGCATTTGATTTGAGGCTACAAAGAAAGGTAGCCACTGTTGTATCGCCATTTACTTATGCGTCACAAAGCTATGAGAACAGTGGTACACGATGGGAAGCGACTGTTACTTTGCCTCCATTGACCCATGCACAAGCTAGACAATGGCAAGCGTTCTTTGTGAGTTTGCGTGGCACGATTGGGACGTTTGAAATGTACAACCCACTCAATGCAACACCACATGGAAATCTAACAGCGGATGTTGTGGTAGCGAGCGCAGGTGCGGCAGGTGATGACAGTATTCCACTGAAGCGCACAGAGTCAGGTGGCACAACTTTGAAAGCAGGTGATTTCATTGAACTGAACAATCACATCTATATGCTTGTTGAAGATTTGATATTAGGTATTGCAAATAATTCATACACGGCAACTTTTGAGCCATCACTAAGAACTAATGTGTCTCAAAATGTCGCTGTGGAATATTCTCCTGCAAAAGGTCTTTGGCGATTAGCAACCAATGAGGTTGGATTCTCAATCAATCAGGCGTCAATATACGGGTTCAGTTTCGCTTGTGTTGAGGCTGATCTATGAGCCGTGAATTTTACACACCTGGAGTCGGTGACAACAATTCTATCAATACAACGATTGACGGCATTCTTACTGGAGAAATTGTTAGACCTGTCTTTTTGCTTGAGGCAAACTTTGACGGAACTTACGAGCGAATGTGTACGCATCACTCAGACATTGTTGTTATTGGTTATGGGACGTTTTATGGGGCGGGTGATTTCTTGTCCTTCAGCGCAATTGATGAGCCTTTGGATTTGAGAAGCAGTGGCATTAACATCACATTGAATGGCCTTGATTCATCAATCTTAGACAAAGCGTTAAACACAGATTACCAAGATCGAACACTGACCATTTATCTTGGATTCCGATATGCCAACACTGTAAACATAGCAGGATCATCACCAAACATACTAATCAACCCTGACGAACTGCCTCCGGTTGTATTTGAAGGTCGGATGGACTCAATGACTATTGCTGATAATGGCGAAACTTGCACGATTAGCGTAGCCGTAGAAAACCGATTGGTTGATTTTGAGCGTTCAAGCGAGTGTCGATATACCTATGAAGAACAACAGTTGCAACATCCTGACGATTACAGCTTGGAGTGGGTGACGACAATTCAGAAAAGGGTGCTGACATGGGGTGCATAAATAAACAAAGAATGCATCAAGTCATTGATCAAAACCTGAATCGTTCGTTTGCGTGGGGCGAATGGGATTGCTGTATCTTTGCCATGTCATGTCTTTGCCCTGATCGTCTGGATGTATTGGTTGACCAGTACGACACTGAAGAAGGCGCGATAGAAAAGATCGATGAACTGGGTGGACTTGACCAAGCGGTCAGTGACTTTGGCGGCACAGAGGTTGATATTAACTATGTGCAGAATGGCGATCTCATCAAGTTGCAAGGACAGCCAACTTTGGGCATTGCTAACGCAGGAAATATTCTTTGCGTCACAGCGAACGGCATGAAGTCATACCGGATGAGCATTGCGGAAAAGGCATGGAGGTTCAACGGTGAGTGATGTCGGTGAATCAGTCTTAAAAGCGGCTGTCGTTGCAGGAGTCTCGGTGCTGATTCCAGGATCAACTGCCGTGTTTTCTACCACATTTTGGTCAACTCTTGCTTTCGATCAGATTGGCCGCGCACTAGCACCAAAGCCTCCAACATTTGAACTAGAAAGACAACCTGCAAGCAGTGACATCACAACCCTTAGTCCGATTGACACGCACAAGATTATCTATGGCAAGACGCTAACGGGTGGCACGTTGGTCTATTCGCAATTAAGCGGCGTTGATTCTGATTATTTAAATTTAATTATTGCCTTAGCTCCGCATGAGATAGAAGGCATTCAGAATGTGTATGTCAACAATGACAAAGCAATCGATCTGGAAGTTGAAGACGATGTAATCTCAACAACGGTTCAAGAGCATTATTCCAACAGCCAAAGTACCAACGTCACAAAAACTGGTACAGTCGTAGCTGGTGGGCAGATTCAATACAGCGGCTATATGGCGGGGTTTTGCACTGTTACTTTAGTTGTGGGCGGTACAACAGTGTTCACTCATACGGGTGGCGGAGTTGTTCATTTTGAAACATATCAGAACACGAGTGGCTCTGACCAATCCTATACGCTGACCTACACGGCATCAGGAACAGGGCGTTACTACATGCAGTTATTGAACTGCAATTTCCAAGTGACAGAAAAATACAAAGACCTGATCCATTTCTACCCAGTTTATGGTGGGACAGACGACTACTTTGAGTTTTTAGGTCGTGATGTAAGCGATGACACATCAGCAGGAAACCAATACTCAAGTACGGATGGTGAATGGGATACAACGCACACCATGTCGGGACTTGCTCACATCTGGGTTCGCATCAAATACGACACGGATACATTGCAAGGTCAGGCTCCGAATATTGCTTGCTTGGTTAAAGGGAAGAAGCTATTCGATCCACGCGATTCAAGCACTGTCTGGAGCGACAACCCTGCACTGACTATTCGTGACTATCTAATCAATACGGTTTACGGATGCCGTGTCGATGCGTCTGAAATAGACGATGAAGCAATCAAAGCGGCGGCTAATGTTTGTGATGAAACCGTGACATACGATGGGACAGTTGGATTTGCAAGACATGGATCAGGAACGGTGCAAGAAGACCCGGATACGGCGGGCAAAACATTATGGGAACCAAACTCTAGTATTTCAGAGTTGTACCTGCCATTTCACGTTGGCGATACCGTCACGGTTTTGACTGATGATGTCAATCATTCGTTGTACGGCAACAGCTACACGGTTACAGAACTAACAGCAAACAAAAAAGGTTTTTACATTGACTACGCTTGGCAATCTGGAGACGCAACAGACACCACTACCGATATACAATACTCGACAAAACGGTATTCAGCCAACGGCATTGCAGACACAGGAAACAGCCGCAAGACCAATTTGGATTACCTGCTGACTTCTTTGGCGGGCAAGCTGTGTTACTCAAACGGTAGATTCCGTTTGTTAGCAGGTGACTATCGTGCGCCAACTCACACCATTACTGAAGATGATATGGTCTCTGGAATACGAATACAGACGAGGCCAGGGGCTAGAACCTTATTCAATGGAGTAAAAGGCTTTTATCGTTCACGCAATGAAGATTTCGTTGCTAAAGATTTTAAGCCATATATCAATGCAACCGCATTATCAGATGATAACGATTTAGAAAACTTCATTGATTTGCCGTTGAGATATACGACAAATCTGTCGCAAGCAAACCGTTTGGCGGCTATCGCAGTTGAAAGATCAAGGCTCTTTGAAACTGTTGTTGTGACAGTCAATGCCTCTGGATTGCGCTATCAGGTTGGCGACACTGTGCAACTAACTTACTCCAGAGCCTCAATTAGCAGCAAGATTTATGAGATAATTGATTACCAGATCAACGTCACAGATACGGTAACTGTTGATTTAGTCTTGCAGGAGCAAAGCTCTAGTGTATGGATATTCTGAGGTGAAACATGGCTGAACCAATTCTGTTAGTACAAGGTGATACATCACCACAAGTCAAGGTAACACTGACTCGCAAAGACACTGGATCGGCTGAAGACCTTACTGGATCAACCGTCAAAATGCACTTCAGAAAAAAAGCCACGACAACGCTTTTATTTTCGATTACAGGGCAGTCAACGCCAGATGAAGCAACAGCAGGCACAACGATCTTTGCGTTTTCTAGTAGTCAGCTAGACCTCGATCCGGGTAAATACGAAGGCGAAGTTGAAGTCACATTTGATTCAGGCGCAAAAGAAAGCGTGTATGAAGTCGTTGACTTTGTATTGCGAGAAGATTTTGCATGAGCTTCAACTTAAAGGCAGTCGCCAAGACTTTAGCGGCTACTGTCACATCCAAAGGCATCAATGCCTTGGTTCAAAGTCAGAGGCTAATTGCTAGCATATCTTCTGGCCTATTTCTTAAAATACTAGAGGTCACTGATTCATTTAGCGTTTCAGATGCTATCTCTAAGGCTTTCTCACGGCCTACATCAGATTCTTTTGTTGCCAGTGATACAGAGGTGAAGGAAACCGGAAAGAACCTGTCAGACAGCGTTTCCACGACAGAGGCTCAAACTGCTGATGTAGGCAAAAACATAGCAGATACCTTTGTCGTTGCTGATGCCATTGATCTTTTGCAGATTGGAAAGAACACAACTGACTCTGCTAGCACTGCTGATGCACAACAATTTGACATTACTAAACTGCTGACAGACAGCATTTTTGTGACCGATGACGTTGATGGTGAAGCATCAATTCAAGACGATCAGGAGATGCATTTCTTCAAGGTCAAGCGAGATAGTGGTTTTGCAAGTGATCAAGAAGTAAAATTAGCAGGAAAGGTAACCACTGACTCAGCATCGGGTGCTGATTCTGGTTCTTTACGCTCACAGAACTACACTGTGGACAACACCTATTTCGCTGAAGACTATGTTGGCGATTCGAGAACTTTCACTTAAAGGAGTGAACCATGTCTAACGACACTTTAAAAGCAAAGGGCAGAGTCAGCATTGTCTTGAAGGACAAAGAAGGCAATGTCAAGGAAACACGCGAAGTCGATAATCTGATCGTTGATACAGGTCTTGATTACATTGCTTCACGCATGAAGGACGCGACTGCAACTGCTATGACTCACATGGGTCTGGGTTCAGGCACGACAGCGGCGGCGGCAGGTGATACCGACCTGGAGTCTCTGCTTGGGTCACGCGAAGCCTTAGACTCTACGACTGTCACAGACAACACGATCACTTATGTGGCTTCTTTTGAAGCAGGTGATGCAACTGGTGCGGTGACTGAAATGGGTTTATTCAATGCGTCTACTAGCGGCACGATGTTAGCTCGCGTGGTATTCAGCGTTGTGAACAAGCAAGCAGACGATACGATGACCGTGACTCACACAATCACTATCTCAGCATCTTAATTAGGAAGGGGCGTAACCAATGGCGACTATCACCAAACGGGCGACAAAGGGGTCGCCTCTTACTAATGACGAAGTAGATGCTAACTTTGAGAACCTGAACACTGACAAGCTAGAAACATCTGGCGGGTCTGTTACAGGCGATATTTCTTTTGGCGACAACGACAAAGCCATCTTTGGTGCGGGCGATGACCTTCAGATTTATCATGATGGTAGTCATAGTTATATTGATGAGCAAGGCACTGGGTCTTTGCAAATACGAGCAACTAATTTAAATCTAAAAAGTTCAACGAACGAAACATATATAGGTTGTGTCGCTGATGGACAAGTAGAAATAAATTACAATAACTCATTGAAGCTCGCCACGACCAACACAGGCATCGATGTAACAGGCACAGTCACGGCTGATGGGTTGACGGTTGACACTGATACTTTATACGTTGATGCAACGAATAATCGGGTTGGTGTGGGGACTGACAGCCCTAGTGATTTATTAGAGTTATCTGGAAGCACAGCACAACCTGCAATTAGGTTTACAGATGAAGATGTTGCAGGGTTGTACCATCGAGTATTCACGCCGACAAATACTGGACTTACTATATCTGCTGACACCGGAAACGTAGCGGCTGATAGTTTTGTACGTTTTGATGTAGACGGTACTGAAGTTTCTCGTGTTACCCCTACAGGCATCGATGTAACAGGCACAGTCACGGCTGATGGGTTGACGTTAAACGATGGAACAAACACAGTCGATATAACAAGTTCTGGCTCTGATACAAGATTGGGATTTATTGCTGATAGGGCTTCATCTAATCTTAGCGCATTTAGGTTCCAAGATAGTTCTGGCGGAATTCGTTTAAATATTGCTGACGGCGGCGACATCTCCTTCTACGAGGACACTGGCACAACTGCAAAGTTCTTCTGGGATGCCGCTGATGAATATCTAGGCATAGGTACTACTCCCGGCTATACATTAGACGTAGAAAACGCAACGGATAACGGGATTGCTAGATTTACCTCTGGTGATGCTGATGTATTTATCGTCCTTGCAGACAGTGGGACAACTGGTGCAGGAAATCGTATTGGGGCTATTAGCGATGATATGTATTTTAAAACTGCATCAACTACCCGTATGACCATCGACTCCAGTGGTAACGTAGGGATTGGGGAAGATGATCCACAGACTATCCTGCACACCTATGGCACATCCTCAACAACTTATGATCCTTTGGCCGTCGGTGGTCAAAACACATCAGCAACACTAAGAATACAAAACGCATCAACAGCCGCTAATACTTTTTCGTCTATTGACTTTAATACAAACAACAACAGAGTTGTTAATAGAATTGTCTCTAGTCACGGAAGCACTACTACTGGTGGATTCTTGGCGTTTATTACGGAAGGTAGTGGTGTCCCAGCAGAAGCAATGCGAATCGACTCCGATGGATCGGTTGGGATTGGGACGACGAGTCCTGATAAAAAATTAGAAATAGTTACACCAAGTACAGATACAGCATCAATAAAAATTGTAGATGCTACTGATGCAACTGCTACATATATTGGTCAATTTTCTGACAATACTTACATTACCAATAATACAACTTATTCTAGCGGGTGGTCGGCTGATGATTCAGGTGTTGGTATATCGTCTATAAATTTAGGCGATGGGACAGTTTCATTTAGCACAGCATCCGCAGGAAATTCTAGCCCAACAACACGCATGCGAATCGACTCCAGTGGTAACTTGGGAATTGGGACGACGAGTCCTTCTTATAAAACTGAAATTGCTGACACTATTTCTGGAACTTTTAATGCACTAAAACTAAAAAACGAAAGAGATGATGGTGCGGCAGATGCTCTAAATATTAACTTTAATTTAAGCAGGTCAGGCGGAGCAGATCGTGACGCAGGTGAAATTAAAGTTGGAAAGGAAAACCTTTGGGACGCATCTCCGAATTGCAACTCTTATATGTCCTTTAGCACAATGAGTGCTAGTTCCGCTTCAGAAGCCATGCGAATCGACTCCAGTGGTAATGTTGGGATTGGTACTAGTAGTCCTGTTGAAAAATTAGAAGTGTTTGGTGACGATGTCCTATTAAAACTAAGAGATACAAGTGCATATTCCGCTGGAACTGGGCCAGTTATTGCGTTTCAAGGTAAGGATAGCAATGAAAATACTAAAAACTTTTCTCAAATAAGGGGAATATCGGTATCTAGTGATAACGGTGCTCTCGCTTTTGACACTCGAACTGGCGGAAGCATCATAGAACGCATGCGAATCGACTCCAGTGGTAATGTTGGGATTGGGACGACGCCGCACAGCAACAGTAAACTGCATATTTTAGACTCAACATCTAGTTTAGATGACTATACGATTCATATAGAAGCTTATACTCCTGCGGTTGTCTGGCAAGATATTTCAGGTGCATCGACAGACTTTGCAATTCAAGTTGACGGCTCTGCAATGATGTTCCGCTATGGAGATGCATCAACAGAAACACAACTTGTATCAGAAGCCATGCGTATCGACTCCAGTGGTAACTTGATGGTGGGTACTACTAGCTTGCCAACTAGCTTGATTTCAGCGACTAGCGGAGGGGGGATTGCTCTTGACCCAGATAGCTATTCTGCTTTTAACAGGCAAGCGACTAGTTCTGGTCAGGCAAATATTATATTTAATCAAACGGGGGTTGATTCGCAGTTTCTTCAGTTTCGCAAAGACGGATCAACAGTCGGGTCGATTGGTTGTGCATCCGATTTTCTTTACATACAGTCACCTAGAGTTACTGGCGGCGCAGGATTGGGATTAGGAAATTCGCAAATTTACCCATGTGGTGCCACCGGTAGTGTCGAAGACAATACAACTGATCTTGGCATAATTAACGCAAGATTTGACGACATCTTTGCCACCAACGGCACGATTCAAACATCTGACCGCAACGAGAAGCAAGACATTGAAGAACTGTCTGAAGCTGAACAGCGTGTTGCTGTGGCGGCTAAAGGATTGCTACGCAAATTTCGGTGGATCGACTCTGTTGAAGAAAAAGGTGACGATGCCCGCATCCACTTTGGAATCATTGCACAGGATTTGCAAGCGGCCTTTGAAGCTGAAGGTTTAGACGCAGGGCGTTATGCAATGTTCATCCACTCCACTTGGACTGATGAAGAAACTGGTGAGGAGCGTAGCCGTATGGGTGTACGTTACTCTGAATTACTCGCATTTATTATTGCCGCTATCTAAAGGAGACTTAGAATGGCTATTGAATACACTTGGACTATCGGACAACTTGAATACAACAACGACTCAGATCAGGGCGTAGTAGTTGCCCACTGGCGTTGCACTGGCACAGAGACCGTTGGGGATGTTACCTACAGCGCATCTGCGTACAGCACACAGTCGTTCACACCTGACCCATCGGCTGACGGCTATGTCGCCTATGCTGACCTCACAGAAGCGATGGTGATTGGTTGGGTACAGAACGCCGTTGATCAGGCGGCAACTGAAGCATCAATTGCAAGCAAGATCGAGTCACAAAAGAATCCTGCCACACTGTCAGGTATGCCTTGGGCTAACTAACCACTAAAGGAGAATCGAGATGAGCGAGAAACAAACAGTCTCTATCGACGGAACAGAGTACACAGAAAACCAACTAACTGATCAGCAGAAAGTGCTGATTAACCATGTCGGTGATTTGGATCGTAAAATTCGGTCAGCACAATTTAACCTAGATCAACTTCAGGTAGGCCGCGATGCATTTATGAATATGCTCAAAGCTAGTCTGGATGAGGTGGTTCAGGAAGAAACTGACTGATATAATTCAGTCTGTTTTATGAGGACGCATGATGGACAAACGTACAGTAGCATCAGCACATGAAAGAATTGACGGCTTGGCCGCAGATTTTGCCAAGCATGAGGCTGTCTGCACTGAGCGTTGGACTGAGACAATTCTAAGAATCAAACGGATCGAAGCCATAATGATCGGCACAGCAGGTGCGACGATCATGCTCCTAATCTCCCTTCTCGCTAAGACGTAGCCATGATCTTTGAAGCCATAGCCGCTATCAAGATCGCAAACGAGGCTATCGGCGCAATCAAAGAGTTTGCAGGTCACGTTCAATCTGTTGGCGAGATGGGGCCGCAACTCACTAAGCTAGCTGATGCTAAAGAAGAAATAGAGAAAAAAGCTAAAGATGGTGATATGGAATGCTTCTTTGCACTTGAAAAAATACGATCTAGAGAGGCAGAAATAAAGCAACTTTTTATCTATTCCGGGAGACCTGGCCTATGGACAGATTACGAAAAGTTCATCGCAAATCGCAAACAAATGCGGGAAAACGAAAAGAAACGTGCAGAAGCTAAGAAACTGGCTAGAAAAAAAGCCATACAGAATGGATTTTTGTATGGTGCTGTTGGCATTGCTGTTCTCGGTGTGGTTGGCGGGGCCGTGGCCCTATTACTGTGGCTTATATCTCTTAAAGGAAAGTAACTAATGTCTCAACTGATGGATTGTATGCGTTTAGCCAATGCACCACTAGGTATCGCAAAAGGTCAATTTGCAGATGTTTCTAGCATACATAAGTTCGGTGCTGTTCCTGCCATGTCACAAAACAACACAGGGACTATCTGGGATGTCAACGATACTGAATACCCTTGGTCAGCCTGGGCATCAGCTACAACAATTACAGTAGACAGAGCATCCGCTAGTGATGCTGACAAAGAAGTTTACATTGAAGGACTAGATGCAAATTACAACGTAGCTAATGAAACGATTACGTTGACAGCGGCAACAGGTAATGCATCAACAACAGAGTTCATTAGAGTCTATCGCGCTTACATAACGAACGGGTCAGCGACGAATGTTGGCAATGTCACGATCAAAGCGGGTGCTACAACAGTTGCTCAAATCACAGCGGGCAAAGGCCAGACATTGATGGCTGTCTATACTGTACCCGCAGGCCATACAGCATACTTGATACAAGGTGTTGCTACTTGCCAGGATGGTGCTGATGCTACTGGCGATATGTTTGTTCGCTACTTTGATGACTCTGCTTTCCGTGTAGGTCATACATTTGAAGTTTGCGGTGATGGCGGCGAATATTTCTATCAGTTTGCTTGCCCGATCAAGATACCTGAAAAATCTGATATCGATGTTAGAGCAACGGTTCGTTCCAATAATGCACGAATCACAGCCGCATTTGATATCATTCTTGACGAGGATTAAGCAATGACGGAGTTAGAAAAGTATGACACCAACGGGAATGGCGTTCTCGACCCTGATGAGTTACTGGCTATTGAGCTTGAGGATCGCCGCCGTAAAATGGAAGATGCTGATGCTCAAAGAGACGCGCAACGTAAGATGGCGTGGTTTGCGTTGTTTGGCCTTTTGTTGTATCCCTTTGGCATATTCTTGGCTGATGCTTTTGGCATGGGCAAAGCGGCTCAACTTATTTCTGACATCGCACCTACCTACTTTGCCTCGATAGCTGTCTTGTGTTCAGCTTTCTTTGCTAGTGATGCGATCAGCAAGAAGCAAGACAAAGGCAGTTAGCCGTGAAACGCAAGATGTGTGGTTATGTGTATGAACAGCACGAATACCGCACTGACTGTGGATGTGCTTTTTTATTTCGACCTGTCGGCAGTTGTGATAAGTGCGGCAGGAAACCATACGATAAGGAGATAGATCGTGTTAGGTTTACTCAGCAGTCTAGTTCCCGCAGTAAGTAATGTTCTCGATAAGGTTGTCGAGGACAAAGACCAAAAGGCAAAGTTAGCCCATGAAATTGCAACACTGGCTGAAAAGCAAGCCCATGAAGCGGCTATGGCACAAGTTGAAGTCAACAAAGCAGAAGCCCAACACAGATCAATCTTTGTCGCAGGATGGCGACCCTTTATCGGATGGGTATGCGGAGTCGCGTTGGGATATCACTTTGTACTTGCTCCATTCATTGTATTTGGAGTTGCGTGGTCTGGGGCAGAGATACCTGAAATCCCTACGTTCGATATGGACTCGCTGATGACAGTCCTACTGGGTATGCTAGGTCTTGGCGGTATGCGTAGTTTTGAAAAGGCAAAAGGATTAACGAAATGAGCTACAAGCTATCAAAGAAATCGAAAGACAATTTAGAAGGCGTTGACGAGCGTCTAGTCGCAGTCGTTGAGCGAGCCATTGAGGTGACTGATACAGACTTTGGTGTCATTCAAGGTTTGCGAACAGAAGAAGAACAGAAAGCCTTGGTTGCTAAAGGTGCATCAAAGACAATGAAGTCAAAGCATCTCGATGGCCTAGCAGTTGACCTGATGGCATACATTGATGGTCGAGGCTGTTGGGAAATTAACGTCTACGACAACATCGCTGAAGCAATGAAAATTGCCGCTACTGAACTTGATGTCGCTGTCAGATGGGGCGGAGCCTGGACAGTCATGGACATTCGGGAATGGAGGAAGTCTATGGCTAAAGCAATGACCAGTTACATTGACACTAGAAGGCATGAAGGCAAGCGTCCATTCATCGACGGGCCGCACTTTGAATTGATGGATTAGTTTAGGGGTTCCCGCAGAGACCCCTCATTCGCCCGCTAACCCCTAGCGGGTTTTTTTTGTTTTACTTTTACAATTTTTCGCAATAGAATATAGATTCACTTACATAGGAGCGATGTAATGAAAACAAGTGAATCAGTCGTCAAGATTCAGGCGGCACTTATCAAAGCACAGTCTGAAATGACAGGTGCAGTCAAAGACTCAGCAAACCCATTTTTTAAGTCAAACTATGCCGATCTAACATCGGTCATCAAGGCTATTAAAGAAGCATGGGCTAACAACAAAATCGGATACGCACAGTTTCCAATATCAACAGAACAAGGTGTTGGTGTGCAAACTCGATTGATGCATGAGTCAGGTGAATGGATAGAGCATGAATTTGTTTTGCCTTTGCCAAAATACGATCCGCAGTCAGCAGGGTCAGCAATCACTTATGCAAGGCGTTATGCACTACAAGCAATCGCAGGTATCCCATCAGTCGATGATGATGCTGAGTTGGCTATGAGTCGTCATGTCGTGGACACACATATTACTGTGACTGAATTCAACGCTATGAAGAAATTGCTTGATGAAACCAAAGCAGACATTGAAGGCTTCTGTAAGGCTTTCCAGTGCGACAAGCCAGAGAATATTATGAAATCCAGATATGACAATGCCATGTCGACTTTGAAACGTAAGAAGGAGCAACAAAATGGCAAACATGACAAAACGTCAGAGTCTAGTGGGCAAGGGCGACAGGCCACGAAAGATCAATCAGCAGAAGTTCTCGACAAACTACGAAAGGATATTCGGGGACAAGAAAAATGAGAATTCTGAATCACGAACAAAGAAGTGAGGAATGGTTTGCGGCCAGGTTGGGTTGTCCGTCTGGCTCAGGCTTTTCTAAATTGATCAGGGCAGATGGGAAACCATCTAGCTCTGCTGACACATACATCAATGAGTTGATTGCTCAGAAGGTCACAGGTGAGATACCAGAGACTTATGAAAACGAATGGATGATTCGTGGGCGAGAATTAGAACCTGACGCTAAAGCGTTTTTTGAGTTTGAGCGTGGTGTATCGGTGACAGACGTAGGCTTCATCAAACACGCAGAATATGAAGCGGGGATAAGCCCTGATGGGCTAGTCAATGCTGATGGTGCGATAGAAATCAAATGCCCTGCACCAAGTACACACATCAAATATTTGCGAGATGGCAAGCTACCTAGCATCTACAAGCCGCAAGTCATGGGTTATATGTGGGTAATGCCAAAAGTGCAGTGGGTGGACTTTTTAAGTTATCACCCATCACTACCGCCATTTTTGATTCGTGTAGAACGCGACAAAGAGTACATCGAGTTGCTTGGCGAACAAGTGATCAAGGCGTGTCGAATCATTGAAACAGAAGCAAAAAAGATTGAGGCAATGAAATGAGCGAATACGAAAAAATTGAATACCCGAAAGATAATGGGTGGGGTAGAGCATGGCGGCAGAAAGAAAAGAAAAATCCGCAGTCACCTGACTTTACTGGCAACTCAGAAGTGATGGGTGAGCCGTTGAAGTTTAGTGCTTGGATGGATCAATACGGAAACCTCAGTTTTAAGTTCAGGCCGATGACTGATGTCGAGAGGGAAAACTACTACGTTAAAAAGGCAGAGATGAAGGCCAAGCGTGAAGCTGAAGCCAATCACCACACCAATCAGATCAGACAGAATATCGAACCTGTTCAACCTAAGACTCCAATGCCTGATCCAGACGTAAACGATGAAATCCCATTTTGAAATAAAGCCCCACCGAAGTGGGGCTACCTCAAATGGAGCGATGAGGCACTAGGAAGTATACATGAAAGACACAGATATGATCGATGAAACAAAAAAGACGCACAAACTTCATGCCGTCTTAAAAGAGAAAATCTTCAAAGATTTGAAGGAACAAAAGAAACGCAAAGAGGCTTGGCGTAAATACAGCGACCCAGAGCTTGCAAGAAAGCATGGCGTAACAACTAGCACTTTGGAATACATGAAAAGGAACATGAAATGAAAGCAGAGCAGTTTCATAAAAAAGACAAGGCTAGGCGCGATCTGCGAATGGCTGAGATTAAAATGACAATGAATGAGTACAAAGAAGCTAAAGAGTTTCTCAACTCAGCGTTAAAGACAATTAGAGAAATGGAGAAAGAGCATGGCACAAAAGCCACTGACTGAAAAAGAAAAACGTAAAATTATTGCTTTACACATTGAAGGTATCCCGTATCACATCATAGCCAAGCAAATCGGGCGATCAGCCAAAGCGGTAGAAACCACGGTTCGCTCATACAAAACAGACAGCAGTCCTGCTTTTAAGTTCATAGAGTATTTGAGAAAGCCTTGGCCGTACTATGGATGACCAAACAAACCGCAGAACAATTCAGCAGAACCGGGCATTTCACAAATACTGTGAATTGCTCGCTATTGCATTGACTGAGGCAGGGCATGAAGATATGCGTACTATTATCAAAGTGCCTATCGCACCAACAAAAAACCTTGTCAAATGCAACATGGTTCACCCAGTGATGAAAGCGATGTTCCCAGACATTGATTCATCAGCTGATCTTTCAACAGTTCAAATGCAACAACTCTATGAGCAAATGAATTTATTCACATCTGAGCGTCTAGGCGTAAGTGTGGAGTGGCCGAATGAAGACAAGACGGAGCAAATTCATGAAAGATAAAAATTTTTCTTCAGACATTGAAGAATTTTCAAAATTTTTAGACCTTGAACAATACGACGAAAGGGACGGAAGCAAGTGTGTCGGAGTTTTTCGATACCGACTATATGAAGACAAAAATGGCGTTTATGCAATGCGCGATTCTGTTTGGAAAAGCGATGTGCGAAATGAAGCTCTTCGTGAAATGCAAATGTTAAAAGCAGTGTCTGACGAAGTTACAAGTCAAATGTATGATGCAGTTGATCCAGAAATGAACGATTTTGATGAATAAAAAAACTAGACGGTGCAGTAGTTGCCGCAAAAAGGTTCCTGCTGACTCAATCTACCAGAGCAATTTAAAAGCGTTCTGTTCATCAGAATGTCTAGTCCAGTATGTACGTTCACCTCAAGGCGAGAAAACCCGACACAAAGCAGTACAGAGCGATTTACGACAGCGTAAAGCTAAACTGAAGACAAAAGGCCAGTGGATGAAGGAAGCACAAGCGGCATTTAATGCTTATGTGCGAGCTAGAGATCGTCACTACAAACGCAGGTGCATTTCTTGTGACAAGTTCTTGAATTATGAAAAGACAGGTGGTGAAGTCGATGCAGGCCACTATATCGCCAGAGGATCGATGAAGGGACACAGCCTTAGATTTCATCTTTGGAATTGCCATGCACAGTGCGTAGCTTGCAATAGACATCGAAATGGTAATGTCTCTGGCTATCGTGTTGGATTGGTATGGCGCATTGGTCACGAGAAAGTTGAATGGCTAGAAGACCATGACCACCAGGTTGACTACTCAGTTGACTATCTCAAACGCATTAAAAATATTTTTGCGAAAAAGTGTAAAAAAATGGTTTACAAGTTCCACGAAAAATCTTAATATCTGTTTGTGGATAACTAATGGAGCAAGCAATGGAAAATCTACCAATGAGTTTTGCAGTCATGCGGGATGACAATCAGTTTTGGGTGACCTATGAGATGACGCGCATCAGTCATTCTTCTGGGTCT